CAGGTAATCCAGGTAGACCACCGCCACCAAGAGCACCACCAGCGAGACCACTAAGAGCACCACCACCAATAGATCCTAGTGCTTTCTCAGTCACTGACTCTATGATGGCATCCTTTTGTGTATAAAGATATATCCCACTACCAACAACGGTAAGAGATACAACACCAGACGCAATAGCAATGATGTTAACAATTTTCTGCATGATTTTTAAAGTTTAAAAGTTTCATCTTTTTTAGGATCCACAGCAATAATCTTCAATGGAGCTTGCTCAATCCTCAAAGTTTGTACAGGTCCACCACCACTACCTGCGGTAGGTATACCGTTACCATTACCATTCATCTTCATGGTACCATCCCCCTTCTTAGAAGCGGTTTGAATCCCGAACGAAGCTAAAACTCCAGTGAACACCGAAGCTATGAAAGTTGGATCGATTTTCTGTTGTACCATACCTGGTATTGTAACATAATTTAACGTGAGTATACCCCCACTCCAAACTAGTACACCAAGTCTCACAAAAGTAGAGAATATCGCAGCAGCGTCATCCTCATCTGGTAATACTTTGTCCTTTATCGTATCAAAGACTCCTTTCTTTGTCAAGTCTTCTTCTTTTTTGTCAGCCATACTAACTCACCTCCTGCGGTTGCTTCTTTTTACCGATATTATATTTGGACTCTAGTGTCCATTCACCTTTATCTTTAAAGGATAAAACTTTTATCTGGTTAAGAGGTGCTAGGTCTTCAATCTCACTGCCTATTTCTATCAACCCCCAATCTGAAAGGAGCTTGGCAATACGATTGCGACGTTGTACATCATTTGATGTAATGTTAGTAGGCTTACCATCTAGTGCAAACAGTTCTTTAAAGTGCACTATGTAATACTTACCACGTTTATGTAGAATGTGACAAGACTGATAGAGCTTACGCTCCTTGCGAGACGCTACACCTATACGAGTCAATGTCTCTCTCACTTTGAGAAAGTCATCGGGTTCCTTTAGGGTAACTTCTAGCATCATGTCTTGAGACCACGAGATCTCATCACTCATTGTCTTCCTCCAGTATCTAATTTAGATTTAATAACTTCAATTTGATCTTGAGTCAAAATTCTTTTCGCTTGCTGAGCTTTCTCAGTGTTATATCCATAGTATCTTTTCACTAAGTCGAGGTCACAGTCTTTAGACTTCTTATCCCAAGGAGAAAATCGCTTAGATTTCCTAACACTATGTATATAATATTGATACTGAAGATCTTTATCTAAATGTGAAGAGGCATTCATCTCATTTGCATGCATCACAGTGTCTATAAAGGAAGACAGACACTTGTTCACAACAAAAGCAGGGTATTTTTGCATTGCTCTCTCATCTTTAGAGAGATCTCCCTGCTTTAGATTGATGCTGTTAAGATAATCCTTTAACGGATACTCATGCATACATTACCTCTAGCGGTGTTGTGCTTACATCGTAGTTAACTACTAACAATTCTTTCTTTAGTTTGTTGTCTGGCCTATGCTTCATACCATAAGTGATTTTAAATTCTTCTTGATGATAATCTTTATACATTTCCTTTAGGTCATCATCATTATTATAAGTGACAAACCAATCATGCTTACATATATTACAACTCTCATGGAATTCCTCATGCTTAAAGTTCTTATGTAACTCAGCGTTACTACCATATAGGTATGTCCCTATTTTATAGGGTGGATCTAAGAAAAGAAACACATTGTTACCATTCTGTTGCATAACCTCAGAGTAATCTAGGTTAGTGATCCTCCAGTTACCTATTAGATTGGAAATATTAAGGAGGTTCCTAGCCCCTTTAATGGTAAAATTCTGTCTACTTGCTGTTGCACTAAAGGAACTATTCTCGGTAAGTCCACTATAACTGCACTTATTAAGAACCCAAAAAAGCACAGCTTGAGTATAAGAATCTTCTTTGTGTATTTTATCTTTGGCATCTTTAAACAACTCCTTAGCCTTATCTTCTGTCGAATTATCTGTCTTAATACTTACAAGATCGTCTGATAATTTCTTGCCATCCTTCTGGAGATGCACCCAGAAATTATACAGGTAAACATATTTATCATTGACCCACACTGGTATGTCAGGATACATCTGTGTGAATAGTAGTGCTACACTACCACCACCTAAGAATGGCTCACGATATTCACTAATATTATTAGGGAATTTAGGAATAAAATCTTTAGCAACCCTAGACTTACCGCCTGGATATCTTAATGGTGTCTTCAAATACTTCATAATACTTTAACCTCTAATTGTGGCATCTGGAATGGCCCTGTGTTACATTTACCCTCTGGAAATGCATTGAAACTTATAGTCCATCTATCAAAATTGTCTAGATGTCTACCAGAGAAGTGTCTTAACCATGATGGGAAAAGAATTAACTTACCTTCCTCTGCCGATACTGTCTCGCAAATACCCCAGTCATTAGCCATCTTATCCTGCTGATGTAATTCTAGTGTATCATATACTCTAGGTGTGCATGGATCATCGAAGGCAGTGGGTGCACCTTCTGTCATATAATATACAGCACTCACATAAGACATGGGATGTCTATGGAGTGGATGACCTACCCCACTCTGAGCAGGTGCCTTGTTAAACCAACACATACTGATCTTAAGTCTATCACAGTACAGTTGATATTCGTTATGATACTCATCAAGACAAGCACCAAACCATCCTACCAGATTTCTTACGTCCTCATTGTCACACTTGTGTAGATCAGGTCTACTAGTGATAACACCCTCTGGAAAGTTAGATAACTGTTGAGGATAGGTCTCAAAGAATTCAATAAGATGCTTGTGTATATCATCCTTTGGTTTACGATACTCCCTTATTTTAACAGGGAATAAATTAAGTTCGTTGCTTGCTTCCCAAACCATTAGTTTTCCTTGACATAACTTTTCAAATCTAGTGGTCCTAGATTATCCCATGCTTGCTCTACCTTAATGTTAACCATAGACTGTCCCCAACCACCACCATTAACATTACCAGAAGGAAATGTATTGAAAGAGATAGAAAATCTATCCGTGGTAGAGAAATTAGGATCAGAAGAATGGATAAGGTAACTAGGAAAGATATATAATCCTCCTGGTATAGGATTCACAAACTGAGTGGCATCACTAATAGGTCCACCATCCAGTTGAAACTGTGCCCACTCTCGCTGTGCAATTGGATCAACAAATATAGTTGGTGGTCCTTCAGTAAGATAGAAGATAGCACTCAACCATGACATAGGATGCCTGTGTGGTGCATGGTGATGACCACTACCAGCATCTGATCTATTAATCCATGACTTATTAACTACCACTCTATCACAGTTCCAGCCATTGTCAACATGTAACGTGTCAACACACTTCTGAAACCATGACATCAAGTCACGATAGTCGGGGTTAGCACAGATATCAGGACAAGTACCAACTCCATACTCAGCATTGTAATTCCGATACTCCATCTTATGTGCTTTTGCTAGAGTATCTTTAACCAATGCTTTAGGTGCCTTAAAACTAAAGCACCTTACAGGAAACATATTAACTGTCTGATAATCTTGTCTCATTTTTTAAAGACACCGAATTTAGTTAGCAAGTAAATTGTTAGTACTGTCCAGAATACTACTTCTAATCCTATGTTATTCATTTGTATTCACACCTCATCATTAACTCTGTCATAAATGCAACCAGATTAACCTCCTGATCTACCACAAAGGATGACTTGTATTGATACTCAGAGATAATCAATACTGCCTCTGGAATAGACTTGGGGTCAAAGTAATTGTATAGGTTATCATAGATCTTACGCATGATAACTTGTGGTTCGTTGTCCATATTCTGAGCAACCCACTTCTTCATGTTAGTAAACTCCTTCTTACGAAGGTGGCCAACTACCTTATCTATACTAAATTCATTACCTGCTGATAGTATACCAGAATCTATGACACCTGTAGCAGAATATCTCTGCAACTCATTAAGAGTCCTACGAAAGTCTGGGAAGTACTTTGTAACTACTTCTGCTACTACCTTCCCCTCATACTTAATACTCTCTTTAGTGAGTATCTCACACACTCTATTGAAGAATGATGCTGCCAACTTCTGCTTATCTTTTTTAATATTAAAATCAATAACAGAGCATCTACTATGCAGTGGTTGTATTATTTTATTCTTATAGTTACACGTGAAGATGAACCTGCAGTTCTTTTGAAACTCCTCAATCGACGCACGTAGTAATAGTTGTACGTCTGGTGTTGTATTATCTGCCTCATCCACAATGATAACTTTGTGACGAGATTCAGATGTAAGAGAAACAGTACTAGCAAAGGTCTTTGCCTGATTGCGTACAGTGTCCAAGAATCGACCCTCATCAGACCCATTAATGACATAACTATCTGCTCCTAACTCATCACACAATGCTTTCGCTATTGTGGTTTTACCTACACCCGCAGACCCAGAGAGCAAGAGGTTTGGTATCTCCCCTTGCTCTAAGAATCCTTTGAATACCTTTTTAGTATCTTCGGGTAG